GCGACTTCAAGATTGTGGCGCGTGGAGCGATGGGTCTGGTTCACAAGGAACAGATCAACGTCCGCCGCAACGAATTCCTGGCGGCTACCTCGAACCCGGTGGATCTCCAGATCCTGGGCCCCGAGGGTCGCGCCTACCTGTTGCGCGAAATGGCGAAGGGTCTCCAGATGGACACCGACAAGCTGGTGCCCACCGTGGACATGATGAAGTTCAAGCAGGAACAGATTCAACAGGCCATGCAAGCGCAACAGATGCAACAGCAACAGTTGCCCGCACCAGCCGAAGCCGGTGTCGGTGGCGACTCCGCACCACCGCCCGCTGACATGAACACCGTCCAACCACAGCAAGGAATCGCATGATGAAGAAGCCCATGAAGCCCATGAAGGGAATGATCCCCGCCGGTTACGCCGACGGTGGCAAGGTCAAGCCGTTCACCGGCAAGGACACCAAGGCCGAGGAAATGGCCGAGGCCAAGCAAGTGCGCTCCGGCAAAGTTTCTCCCAAGCAGTACGTCCGCAAGGAAATGGCTGAGGAGAAGAAAGAGGGCGAGAAGTCCAATCCCAAGGAGCTCATGGCCAAGGGCAAGGCGCTCGCCAGCGGCAAGCTGTCGGCTGAGAAGTATGGCTCGATGGCCAAGATGGCCGACGGCGGAATGGTGGGCAACTGCAACACCTACGGCGTTGCTGTCCGCATGAACGCAAAGAAGTGAGGCAACACATGGAACAGCTTTCGCCCAACGACATTCAAGAGTGGCAACGTGCTGACAACAGCAAGGGCGGTAAGCCCGAGGCCGCTCCCTATCAAGTTGATCCCAAGACCGTCACCGGCCCGAAGGATCAGATGAACAGCAAGATCGCCACGCCGACCCACCCGAAAGGCGGCATGGTTTGCTGAAGAAACCATCACACGAGGTTTTAGTTGCCCTGTCATCGCTACAGGGCAACTTGCAATTCGAGACCATCCGAACCTGGCTCGAGGAATCCCTGCAAGACCTGTATCGCGACTCCTGCAACACCAAGGACGAAACTCTGTCCAGGTGGCAACAGGGAGCCGCACAGGCTGTTGGCGACTTCCTCGATAAAGCCAAGGACTCCGGAGAAGCTCTCCGCAGATCGCGGTAACAGGCCGTCGGTCTGTTAGCGGCGTTCTGCCGCAAAAGGGGCTGGCCCTTTAACCAGCAACCGTTGAACACCGAACGAATCGCTCGAACACCGCGAGGCTCGAACGCGACCGTCTTCGGCTCACGGAGTATCAATGTCATCTTTACCACGCGCTGTCCTGGAAGCCGAAGAAAAGGCCAACAGACTTCAAGAAGAACTGCTGAAGCGCCAGCAACCGAACGAGTCAGGCGAGCAACAAGGTCAGCCCCCGGCTGATCCGAACGCCACGCCACCGGAAACCCCGGCACCCCAAGGCGACTCCACAACTCCTCCTGCATCCGGACAGGACGAGCAACTGGAACACCGCTACAAGGTATTGCAGGGCAAGTACAACTCGGAAGTTCCACGCCTCTCGGCGGAGAACAAGGATCTGAAGAACAGACTCCAGCAACTTGAGCACGACCTCGAGGTGCTGAAGAATGCCAAGCCGCCCGAAGCCCTGGTCAAGCCAGAGGAGATCGAGGAGTACGGCGAGGGTCTGATCGACGTAGCCCGTCGCATCGCTCGTGAAGAGCTCGCGGCGAAGCAAGCGGAGATCGACGCCCTCAAGAGCCGCATCGACTCGCTATCCAATGTCACGACTCAGAAGGTCGAGACGGACTTCTTCAAGACCCTGACTGCACTGGTTCCCGATTGGGAGCAAGTCAACCAAGACCCCAAGTTCCTTGCTTGGCTGGAGGAGGTGGACGAGCTCACGGGGGCAAGTAAACAGAATCTCCTGTCGAACGCAGAGCGTGCTCGGGATGCAGAGCGCACCGCGAAGTTCTTCAATGCGTTCAAGAAGACATCTTCAACGTGGGCGGCGAATGCAAACGCATCGCTGGAATCCCAAACCGTCCCGCCGACGAACAAGGCACCCAACGCTCCTCCAGCCAAAAAGATCTGGACGCGAGCCGAGGTGGCCGACTTCTATGCGCGGCAACGTTCCGGGAAGATCAGTGACGCCGACGCAGTAGCCATTGAAGCCGACCTCATGGCGGCTCAAATCGAAGGTCGCATCCGATGACCTTCAACAAACCTTTTCAACTTTAGGAGTGATTCATCATGGCATTTCCCGCAAGCGGCGGCTATACGCAATACAGCGGTAACTTCATCCCCGAGATTTGGTCTGGCAAGCTCCAGGTCAAGTTCTATAAGACCACCGTCTTCTCCGAGATCGCTAACACCGATTGGGAAGGCGAGATCAAGGGTCAGGGCGACAAGGTTCACATCCGCACCATCCCCACCATCACGATCAACTCGTACACCAAGGGCCAGAACCTGACCAATCAGGTGCCTGACTCCACCCCCGTCGAGCTCTTGATCGACAAGGGCAAGTACTTCGCAGTCGTGCTGGACGACGTCGATGCTGTGCAGACCGACATCAAGCTGATGGACGTCTTCACCAACGACGCCACCACCCAGATGAAGATCGCCATCGACGCTGACGTCCTCAACGGCGTGAAGGCTTCTGCCGCCACCGCCAACAAGGGCGCTACCGCTGGTGTGATCTCCGGCAACATCAACCTCGGCACCGACGCTTCTCCCCGCGCCGTGACCTCTTCCAACATCCTCGACCTGTTCTTGGATGCTGGTCAGGTTCTCGACAGCAGAACGTCCCCGAAGATGGCCGCTGGTTGGTTATCCCCGCCTGGATGGCTTCGATGGTCAAGCGTTCTGACCTCAAGCAAGCCTACCTGACTGGCGACTCTGTCTCCCCGTTGCGTAACGGCAAGCTCGGCATGATCGACCGCTTCATGGTCTAC